ACTTAGGGAGATTCACATCAACATGATTAAACATTACATACCTGCTTCTAATTTAGCAATAAGATACTCTTTAACTAATCCTGAACGAACAATATCATCAATACCAAATTCTATCATTTCAAAAGAGGGCATTGCTCTCAAAACTTTCATAAAATCAACAATACCATTTTTTTCATTAGTTTTAGTTAGATCTGTTTGAGATGCATCACCACAAAATACAATCTTAGTATTTTCACCAACTCTGGTTATTATACTATCTAACTCATGAAAATTCAAGTTTTGAAATTCATCAACAATAATAATAGCATCATCTAAAGTAGTTCCTCTTAAGAATGAAGTACTCCAGAACTTAATAGTTTCTTGTGATCTAAGATTGCCATAAAGCATCTCAAAATCAGCATCAGAAGGCATCTGGAACATATACTTTACCATATGCTTATATGGTATCTGATAATATGAAGACTTATCTTCATGATCACCAGGTAAGAAACCAATTTCACGAGTAGCAACCAAAGATCTAACAATGTAAATCTTATCATAAGGTGTATTTTCACTTAATACATCTTTAAGGGCATTATAAAGAGTAATAAATGTTTTTCCTGTTCCTGCAGCACCATAAGCAATGATATGCTTACCTTCATCATAAGAATCAAACAGTCTTTTCTGATTATCTGTTATTGGTGTGATATCTACCAAATAATCATTATTTACAGGTTTTTTTCTTTTCATCTGCTTAGATGTTAAACCAACTCCAATAGGTTGATCTGCTGTTGCTCTTTTTTTCCTTGGCATTAGTCCAAATCTCTTACATAAGAACCTAAATTATTTTTCTTTGTTTTCTTTAAAACTTCATTCCAACCTGGATGCTTTGCTCTCAACTTATCTCTAAAATCTCCAACTTCTTGTACTGCTCCACATCCTTTAGACCAGTCCTTATCCCAGTCAGGATTCTCTTCTCTCCACTCATCGTAGGCTTTCATAGACATCATGAGTTCTTTCTCCTCACCAGTCTTTAAATTTTTTACAGGATATGTTGGCATAAGTTATTAGTGTGTAGTTTATTTAGAGTTGAGTTTATATGCTAGACTTATTCTCATAGGACATGTCTGACGAGAAAAAGAGAACCCTTTATGTAGTGTCATGCCATCAAAAGCAATCATTCTACCTGTTATGGGTGCAATTATTTCTTCTCCCACCTGAGTGAATCCACCCCACTCCCATTCATAAGGACTAACATATATTAGCACAGTCTTATCACAGTTGTCAACATGGAATGATCCATCCTGTCCATAAGACTGACCGTTAAAATATACTCTACCAATAGAGTGTTTACCTATATTATTCTCAATTTTCTTAGAAATATGATCATATATTTTATCTTCTCTAGATGGAGTATAATATAAGAATGGTAAATTATATGGATTGGATTCACAACTACTTTGCATTGTCCAATGTTTCTCGGTAGTTTGTAGATAATATATCTCCTCAGAATCTAAGAAGTTATCAAAGACTTCTACCATCCTAATGCTTCCGATACTGCAGGGAATTGTTCAATAAACACTCTCCTACATGCCTCTGCAATCACCATGTGCTCCTTCTGAGTGCCATGTGCTGAACGTAGATTAATATAATGTATCCAAGAACGACACGAACCAGTCATATAGATTCTGGTAGGAGTACAGAGTGGTAGTACCATTCTAGCACACTCTTTAGCAACACCTTGCTTTAACATGGACTCATACAATGCTTTAGAAGAACTAAACAAAGTAATCATCTGACGATTAAACTTCTC